ATGGTCGCATCCGTGAGAGTTCATCTAGGTCGCCACCAGCCAGAAAATAATGCAAATTCTTTAGCCTGGGATAGACAATGATCTCTGTCAATACCACCGAGTCTTTGGCCGGCCACAGCTGTAATCTGTGATCTTCGACCATCTCAGCGACATCGTCAAAATTATGTGTGCCTCCACTGTATTCTAATGCCGCCTCCACATGGTGGCGCAGCCTATCCAATTGTTCTTGGTCGCTCATCGCTTACCAGATGGCACAGCTTCTAATCTCATCACACCAATGCGCCAGTCGGCCAAAGTGTTGCCAGTGACCCTCATATTGACTTGCCGGCCAGAAAACCTCACTGAAGTTGGGTTGGCTGCCGTGTATGGTCCAAATGTGGATTGTGTGCCAGTTGGATAATTGCGGGTTTTAAATGAAACCACTGCCTCACCCAAGGTCTGTTCATCTGGGACAACTTGCCTTACAGACATGATGTTGTCGCCATTGCCCAATTGGACTGGGCCAGACTCGGCATAGACGCTGGCACTGTCATAAGCAAAACCGACCTCATGCTCATAGATGTAACCATCAGTTGAAACCATCAATGGATAGGTAAACACACCAGAATCAACACCAGCAGTTCTGGCCAATGTGCCAATGTTCCAGTGGTTTTCGCGGTAGTTGAAAGTGACATAAGAGTCATTCTCGGTGCTTTGGCTGCTTGGGTAATACCACCAGATTTCACCAAATTGACTGTTATGCACCGCATAGACTTTGGATGCCTGGTTAAAGTTCATATTGCCAAAGACATAATCCGACACATCACTTGGCAGTGGCTTGACATATCCGTCATAAATCCAAAAGCCTGATTTGCTCATCCAAATGGCCGCTGTATCAATAGCCGCCACGGCTTGGGCTGAAATCAGGCCGCAGCCTGATCCGGCCTTTTCAAAACCATAGACAAATGGAGCGCCAACATACTGGGCCGTGTGGACATCCACATCTGTAAACAGTAGGTTTACACCCTTGACCCGCTTGCCAGCCATAAGTGAGCCAGGAGTGGCTAAGTCATAGTCGCCTGCAAGATTGTCGCCTGCCGGTGTCCATAGGGTATTGTTCTCTTGGTCGCACCACTGCACCTTGCGTGGGTTTCCACCAGCGCCAAGTGCAAACAGAATGCGCTCTTGCGTGACCAGTAATGCCTTGTTGCCAGTTGGCGCATTGGTAATGGCTGCCGCAAGTGTTGGCGTTGTAAAGCCTAATTGCCACTCATAGAGTTTGCCATCAGCGTTAGAGCAAGCCACCAAATACTCGCCCCAAGTGTCCATGGACCATGTAGTTGCTGGGGTAAATGTTCCAGTATCTGGCCGTGCCGCGCCATAGGCAAATGAGCCGTAAGCAGCATATCCATAGCCGGTCTTTGAGACTGCATTTGCAATGCCAGCGGTAAATCCAGTTGGTGTAATGTCTTTAAGTGTTCCGGCCTCATTCATCGCATACAGTTTTGTATGTGTACCAGCTGCGATCCATCGGTTGGAGCTGTTATCGCGCCAAGTGATAAGCCCTCGACATGAACCAGACATTTGCCCAGCAGCTCGTTTTCTCCAGCCACCTACGGGTCGCAGTGTGTTCTCGTACCAGCGAACAAGGTTTGCGTCATACCAGCGGCCTGCCGACTGGTACTCAGTGCCATTTCTGTAAATGCCTGGGGGTAGTTTGAGTGGTATGTACATGGCTATATTGTTGGTAGGTTGGACACAAAGCTCATTGTGGCAATGGCTGATGGCACTGCTGGCCGTGTCGGGCTTGTTCCGGCAGCGTATTGCTCAATCGTGACACCGACATCGGTTGGCCTCCACATTATCTCAACATAGTCAGTCGCATTTAAGCTCAAAAAATAATTCATGGCAGCAATGGTGTGATACGGGTCTCCAGCACCTTTTCTGGGTGCAAAGCCAAATCTGCTGTTTGAATTGGCCGCATTTGTACCATTGACTCGAAACCAGACATCTACATCTTGAGAAGCATTTGTCGTATTTGTAAACTGAATGGAAAACTGCAAGTTCCAGATTCCGGCATCGGCCACAGTGATTCTGGAACCACTGGCCATTGTCACGCCATTAGAAAAGTCTGTGGTGTTGAATGTGACCGCATAGGCCGTGGTGGTGTTGGCCGCCACCTGGTCGGTCGAGTCTTGAAAAGCCCCATGGGGGTTATTCATAAACTTGCCGCCTCTTGGTCCAAACAAAGACCCAAGGCTTGTGGTCAGTTTTCTAAAGTAATTATTTAAAGCACCATAGTTCTCATTAAAGTGCCTGCGCTCATACCCCTCTGGCGGGAAACCCAGACTCGGTATAGATGGGGAATCTAATTGTTGCTTGACATTGGCCATGGGGTAATTATGTCAGGACAGACAGCGCGTGGTTGATGTGCTTGATCCGGTCATCTAGGCCAATAAAGCCACCATTGATCTTTTTGGTCATGGTTTTATAGTCTTGACTATCCGCATACTGGTTGAGCTTTTGGACACTCCAAAACCATCCGGCAGTCAAGGCCGCATATTGGGGTGTGGCCACCAGTTCTGGCTGCATGATCAGGTCCACGCCAAGCGCTTGGCCAGCATGGTGATAGTTGGCAGACCCAGTCAATTGAATGCAGCCACGGCCTCGGAAACGATACCCATCGCCACTGGCCTCATCCCTGTTACCCATGCGGCCACTGTAGACAGTGTTGGCAATGAGCTTTGGGTTTCTGGCGCAGACTTGGGCCTTGGCAGCGTCAAAGCGCCTTGGCCAGAGCTTTTGAAGTGCTTCAGCCCTGTAATTCAAGTTCTCTTCAAGCACCTTAAACTGGCCACATTCATGGCCACACTGGCCAATAAAGGCAGCCTGGCGCAATGGTGTTGAAATATCAAAGCGATCAAATGTCGCATTTAAGGCATCGACCCACTCTGGGCCAATATGCAGTTTGGCTAATTGTTCAGCGTTGATCATTGACCAAGCTCCTTACAGATTCATACGCATCAATACAGGCATTGAGCTGGGCCGTGTTTCTATCCCCTTGGGCCACTATTTCGGCAATGGCTTGGAGGGTGGCTCGCTCGGCATCAGCAGCTGGGTCAGCCGGTCTGTCAGGTTGACTTCCTGTTTCTTTGCTATTTGGGGTGGCAATGGTGGCACTTGTGGGGGCTTGAACACAACTGGCGGCTGGGAGGCGCACGCGGCCAAAGCGAATGGCACGATCAAGGGCAGAAGTCTTTTGATTGATAGCATTGTTTGCTTCCTGTAGTTGGGTTGCAGTGGTGTTTATTTTCTCGCTCATGGCCTGCTCTTTGGCCCGTGATTCTTCGTTTTTCTTGGCAATGGCAATTTGCATTTCAGCATCACGATCTGACCAGCCAAAATGGTAGCCGCCTCGGTATGTGCCAAACAAGGCAATGCTCAAGCCTAGCAGTAAGTAGGGGAGTGGGATGCCAAACATTATTCTGACTCCGTTCTTGCCTGCGCCAGTTGTTCGCGTTCATGGTCATCTTCAAGATGTTCCGGTGGCGTTGTCGGTGGTGGCCCAGGTGTCCATGACTCATCAAGCTCTGGATTGGTCCAAGTTGGCATTGCCCCAAATGGCTGCGCTGGGATGCCGTTGGTGCTTGCATTGAATCCATGATTATTGCTGTAACCATACTGGCCCATCATGGGCTGGCACATTGGCTGCTGCATCATGGGTTGTTGGCCATTAAAGGCTCTAGCAGCAGACCCTACAGCCTTCTTACCCATAACCCCGCCAATACCGCCAACAATTAAAAGAACGATATCGTTCAGCATCTTTGTATAAGCCTGGTCAATCGGGGCCATGGATTTGATTGGCTGGGTCACAAAAGTCACTGAGTACAAAAGTGCAATGACAATGAAGCACAAAATCAATGTGACTACAACGACCACAAAGCCCCAAATCCTGACCTCAAACTCTTCAGTTGATAGGCTTGGTTTCTGATTGCTGTTCATTGACTTTCTTCTCCAAGATGGGTGCGACTAGGTACTCTGGACATTGCTGGGTGAATTGACACTTTGGCTTTTGGCACTGCTCTGCATGAAAATTGTCAGGGTTCTGGCACGGGTATCGATAGACATCCTTGCAGCCAGTCAGCACCAATAAAAGCAAAATGTATTTCATGCGTACAAATCTAATTTCCGGTTTTGGAATATCTCAATTTTCAATTTGGTTTGCTCTGCATTCATTTTATAAATCTCAAAGGCCAAGTCTTCAACTGCGATCTGGGTCTTCTTTTGCTCCATGGCTGCAAGCCGCATCTCTTGCTGCTTTAGCATTTTGCGCTCGACAAGGTCATATTCCTGTGGATATCCAGAGGGCTTGATCATCGGGAAAAGTCTGATTGCATCAATTGTCATTGTGAATAAAAATCCAATAGATGTAATTAAGTGGCACGGCCAGCCAAAGAAAAATCTGCAATACATCAGTCATTTCTTGTCTTCCCTTTCTCTTGCTCTTGCAAAAAAGTAAAGTAATTTACCCCTCAGTTCACCAGAGTCTGCAACACCGGCCCATTCTGCCAACTTATTCCAGATAACTAAAAGCTGCTCAGAAGTGCAGTTGTCACCATTTGTCGTGATCCACCGAGACAATTCCATGTGTCTCATGGTGGGTTCGCTGATCCAACTTAATGCATAAAAGTCTGACAGTAGACATTGCTTTGGCTGTGCTGAGACCAGTAATCCGAGGGATAACAAGCACAGCACTACCCATTTCATTTACTCATCTCAGTGGATGCCAAATTCAATCTGGTTTTGATTTCTGTCGCGTCTTCTGGTGCTTCTCTAAACCCGACTGAAATGTAGCCATCAAACTCACCCATTTGGGGTGGGATACCAGCACGGCAAACATACTTCACACCTTGCTTTTCTTCCCAGTCTGAATTCTTTCCAGTGACAACTAGCTTGTCGCAATAAACCTCACCACCTAGCATTGAGATCATCGCCTGATTGCGCTGCGGGTCTTTATTGAATAAAGATGAATTGACCCCATCCATGGTCTTGTCATGGCCCTTGGCGGTTAATGCAAACAGTGTGGTGCGTGAATTGACCACCAAACTTGCTTTATGGACTGTGACTGTCTCGGCCTCCAAGTCCCTTTGGACTGATAAGGCAATTTGCATCAAAGCCGGTGTCTCTTTTAATTCTGAGTTGTGGCTTGAAGTTGTGATGGCCTGCAAGATCATTTGTCTTGAGTCCCAAGCAAAGTATCCGGCAAAGGCCAGAAACGACAGCAAGATCACTGTAAAGAGTTTGAACGGGTTATCGACCCATTTGATTAGCTCAACAATCTTGCCAGCAGTTGAGTCATCTTTTTTAGCTTCTGGCTTTGGTGCAGCAGCTGGTGGCGCGGCCATAGTCACATTGACCTGGCTTGTTGGCGCAGGCTTTGGCCTTGACCTTTTAACTGGGGCCACCTTGGCCGCTGCTCTTTTGACTGGTGCTTTTGTCATTTCATCGCCCAAATAATAATGAATGTACCCCAGACGACAAATGCCGTGATGCAGGCCGCAGCAATGATTGCCACGGCCCAGTCCTTCACTTTAGGCTCATAAAGATAATGCCGGCCATGCTGGTGATCATTATCCCTGAGACACCCAGCATGATGTTTTCAAGCCTCTTAATCCTGGCACACAGCATTTCATAACGCAGTGTGCAGACATCGACATGGGCATTAAGTTGAGCTTGAGTCGGGTCCATGATTAGGCATTTCGAGCAGCTTCAAGCGCAGCCTGTGCCGCTTGATAGGCTGCAATGACTTCAGCAGTCCAAGCCGCATTGCAGATTGCAGTCAGTTTGACAACATCAGCATCAGAGATTGCTGAATAGTTCTCTGTTGCCATGTGTGCATTTACTGCGGCTACTTGAGCATTGATGTCAGTTGCGGGAGGCAATAATGTTCGGTGATTCCCGATTAAGTCTCCATCTGAAGACATCTTGTGCATACGTACATAAACAGTTCCATTATTAGAAACTTCAATTTGGTCAATGATTAGTGATTTCATTTTGTGTCCTTAATTTGCTGATGAATAAGTTGCAGTGCCAGTTGGGTTATGAGCACCTGATGTTAAACCGCTACTTGCTGGAAACCACACATAACAATTTGTTGTAGCATTTGCCAGAATTGTCCCAATAAACGCTTCCGCTTGATTTGAACCAGTACTAACGCTAGTTGATGTTGCCGTAATAGGGAGTGTCATAATAAAGTATGTTGTTGTTGAACCTGTAGTAACAGTGCCGCTAAATTGAAATTCTATAAATACTGATGTACCAATTTTTATGTATTTAGCATAAGTGGTTGTTGGTGTTCCTGTCCAATTAGTAATGGAAGATAAAGTAGGTGTCCAAGTACCTTCTTCATAGTCATCTAGCGTATTAGCGTCTGTAGATGCTGATTGAGTTGCGGGAAATGTTATGCCTGTGCCTGTTGCAGTTGAAGCACCTTGAAGTGCAATCGATTTACCCAAATCAAACTGAAGAAGTGGTGTACTAACATTGTAAAAAATAAATGGTCTAGCGGCTGTACCACCTGCGTTGTAGGTAGAGGTCATACTAACTGACACATCACCTGCATTTAAATTCAAGATTGCTTTTTGTGTACTTG